ATTCACAAGCACTCAGAGGAGCTATTGTTGCTGCCTTTGAAAAAGGTCCAGTGGACCAAGTTGTAGCAATTAATTCACAAAAGGAATTTATTGATACATTCGGTATTCCTAACGATTCAATTGCTCAGGATTGGTTCGTAGCATCCGAGTTTTTAAACTACGGTGGTCGCCTTGCTGTTGCTAGAGCAGTAGACACCGGAGCACTCAACGCCTCTACTGGTAGTGGAGTTCTAGTCAAGAACGAAACTGAGTGGGACGGAACCGGAGATACATTCGTCGCAAGAACAGCAGGTTCTTGGGGTAATTCCCTCAGCGTTGTTGCTGTAGATAGAGGATTTGACCAGATCGTTACATTAGCATCTTCACCAGCAACTACAACTGATGGAACAACCTTAACATTCGTAAGCGGAAAGACCGCAAAACTTTACGATTGGGATGGAGTAACAAAGACAGGAAATATTGTTCTTCAGGGAACAAGTGGATCACTCACTACATCCGATTTACTTGACATTCCTGACACTGGTGTAATTGCTGCTATTGACACATTTACAGGAACTGGAGCTCCAACTCCAACAAACGACAGAACAGCAGGAACTTTCACAAACGTTGATGCTACTGGTGGTGGCAGTGGAGCAAAATTCACTGTAGTAATTACTGCTGGTGGAGTAGCAACTGTTACTCTGACATCTGGTGGAACAGGATATTCAGACAACCAAGTACTGACAATTTCTTCAACTGAGTTAGCAGCAATTGGTGCTACATCAGTTACATTCCAAGTAAATGGAATCGTAAACACAACGATTGCTGTTTCATCGGTAGTTGATTGGTATAGAAATACTTCAGTAACTGTTGGTGCTTTCTCAATCAAACTTTCACAGATTGGTCCTCGCCCAGGAACATCAGCACAAGGAGCAAATCTTGGATTCTCCAAAGATGAATTCCACATTGCTGTTATTGACAGAACTACTGGTGTTGTTCTAGAAACTGCTCAGTATCTTTCAAAACTACAGGGTGGTAAGACTCCAGAAGGAGCTAACACTTACTACAAGACTGTTATTAACGAAACAGCACAAAATATTTTCGTTGGAGACTTTGCTACAGCAGATACTCTGACTGGATCTGGTGATGACTGGACAGTAGGATTAACAGTTACTGCTCAGACAAATGGTGGAGAACTAGCATTGTTTGACGGTGGATTCTACGCAGATGATCTGGCAAGTGGTAACGACGCATCATTCGGATATTCGGCAGAAGATTATGAAATCTTCAGAGCATTTGACGAATTTGATGTTGACTTTATTCTCATGGGTGGTTCAATGCCAACCTCTGCTGAGACTCTGGCAAAAGCAAATAAAGTCGTTGACATTGCTTCCGACAGAAAAGATTGCGTTGCTTTCGTATCTCCAGATATCACAAATCAAGTTGGAACATCAGGAACACCACTCACAGCAAATCAACAAAAGCAAAACACTATTGATTTCTTCAATGGAATTCAATCAACTTCTTATGCTGTATTTGACAGCGGTTATAAGTATCTTTATGATCGCTTTAACGACAAGTTCCGCTACGTTCCATGTAACGGAGACGTTGCTGGTCTATGCGTATCAACATCAGCACAATTAGCTGACTGGTACTCACCAGCAGGACTTAACAGAGGTTCACTCAGAAATGCTGTTAAGTTAGCATACAATCCAAACCAGTCTGATAGAGACGAACTTTATCAGGCAAGAATTAATCCTATCGTTTCCCTACGTGGAAGCGGTATTACTCTCTTTGGAGATAAGACGGCACTTTCTTCACCATCAGCATTTGATAGAATTAATGTTCGTCGTCTATTCCTCAATGTTGAGAGGCGAGTTGATGCTCTTGCTCAGGGTGTTCTGTTTGAACAGAATGACACTGCTACAAGATCTGGTTTCTCTAGTGCTGTGGCCTCCTACCTTGCTGAAATCAAGGCAGATAGAGGTCTCGCAGATTTCCTTGTTGTTTGCGACGATTCAAATAACACTCCAAGTGTTATTGATCGTAACGAGTTTGTTGCCGATATCTATCTACAACCAACACGTTCAATTAACTTCATCACAATCACACTGACTGCTACACGAACTGGTGTATCCTTTGACGAAGTAGTAGGTCGCTGATTTTAATAAACAACAACGTCAAGAGGTAAAAACAAATGGCATCAATTAGTAGATTCATCACCCAAATTGGACAAGGCGTTAAGCCTAACATGTTCAGTGTCCAGATTCCATTCCCAAGTGGAGCAACTGGAATTCCTAGCGGAGGAAATACAAAAGGATTTGAATTAACAAACCTTCTTTGTAAATCAGCAGCACTTCCTGGTTCACAACTTGGAGTAATTGAAGTTCCTTTCCGTGGAAGAACAATTAAGATTGCTGGAGACAGAACATTTGATACATGGTCCGCAACGTTCTTCAACGACAAGGACATGAACACCAGAGGTTATTTTGAGAACTGGCTCAACGCTATTAACAACCACAACCTTAATGGTACTGACCTTCCAAACCTGGCAGTTGGAGCATCTACCGCTGGTGGTGCTGGCGGTGCTTCATATTCGGTCGATGTTGTTGTCAATCAACTTGAAAGAGCTGCTGAGACTGCTGAAGATACTCCAAATACCAACTCAAATATTATTAGAGGTTACACTCTGAAGTATGCTTTCCCAACATCAGTTTCGCAAATTGATCTTGCTTATGACAGCAATGACCAGATTGAAGAGTTCACAGTTGAATTCCAGTATTCCTACTGGCAGTCTACTGCTTCAAGAGGTGGCGCTGGCGCAATCAACAAGTAAACTGAGTCTATAAATAGGTCATAGCACAGTTATAGACCTTATGTTATGAGTAAATTATTTGGATTTCTCATTAATAAAAGGGCGGATCAGGTAGGTCAATCTCCTGTTCCGCCCACTTCTAATGAAGATATTACTACAGTTGCCGGTGGATACTTCGGCACATATGTTGATGTGGAGGGCGGCAACGCAAGAAATGAGTTTGAACTCATCAAGCGTTATCGTGCCATGGCTCTTCATCCAGAGATTGATTCTGCTGTGGATGAGATTGTAAATGAATTTTTAGTTACCGATGCCAATGATGCTCCGGTAGAAATTGAATTATCAAATTTAAATGTTGGTGCTAATTTAAAAAATAAAATTAGAGATGAATTTGATTACATCTTAAAGATGTTAGATTTTGATTTAAACGCACATAATATTATTCGCCAATGGTATATTGATGGTCGTTTATATTATCACAAAGTAATTGATCTTGCTAATCCAAATAAGGGAATTACGGAACTGAGACAGATTGATCCTCTTAAAATTAAGAAAGTAAGACAAAAAATTGGCAAAGATTCGGCAGAAGAACATCAAGTTAGAGGAACTGCCCTAGAATATGATTGGGGAGAATTTATTGATTATTATGTTTATAACCCTAGAGGTTTTGGTGGAAACATGCCTGCCGTAAGTGGAGTATCCGATTACGGAATTTCTCAAGGAGTTCGTATTGCTTCAGACGCAATTACATATTGCGGATCTGGACTTCAAGATATGACTAAGAAGATGACTCTTAGTTTCCTCCATAAAGCAATTAAAGTTCACAATCAACTGAGAATGATTGAGGACGCAATTGTTATCTATCGTTTATCACGCGCACCAGAAAGAAGAATCTTCTACATTGATGTGGGTAATCTTCCTAAGGTAAAAGCAGAGCAATATCTCCGCGATGTTATGGCTCGCTATCGCAACAAACTTGTATATGATGCCAACACAGGAGAGATTCGTGATGACAAAAAGCACATGTCAATGCTTGAAGACTTCTGGCTTCCTCGCCGTGAAGGCGGCAGAGGAACTGAGATCTCTGTATTACCAGGCGGTCAGAATCTTGGTGAACTCAAGGATCTTGAGTATTTCAAAAAGAAACTTTACAACTCACTCAACCTACCACCTTCCCGCCTTACGGATGACAACAAAGGGTTTAATCTTGGTAAGACCACAGAGGTTCTCAGGGATGAACTTAAGTTTACTAAGTTCATCGGTCGTCTCCGCAAAAGATTTACAGAGATCTTCAACGATGTTCTGAAGACTCAACTCATTCTTAAGAGAGTTATTACTCCAGAAGATTGGGAGGATATGAAGGAACATATCCAATACGATTTCCTCTTTGATAATCATTTTAACGAACTCAAGGAAGCAGAATTAAATTTACAGAGAATTCAAATTGCCACACAATTTGATATGTTTGTCGGTAAATATGTTTCCATTGAGTGGGTTCGTAAGAAAGTTCTCATGCAAAGTGAGAAAGAATATAAGGAAATTGATAAGCAAATGAATGCAGAAATTGGTCTTGGTCTAGTTATGGATCCAACAGATGTCAATACATTTGACATGATGGATCGTCAGAACCAAGCATTTGCTCCAGAGATGGATGCTCAAAATGCTGAAGACCAACACTTGAGAGATCAAGAAGCAGCAGATGCAGATCACAAGAGAGAAATTCAGAAAATGAAGGCTGCGCCTAAACCCAAACCTTCTTCTTCGTCTAAATAAATAATATTGTTAATTCATAATTATGTCTGAAACATTACAATCAATTTCAAAAGCAGTGGATAATGTTGCCTTGGGTAACAGGTCAAATGCAATTGATCTTATCCATGATGTATTAACTGCCAAGTCTTCTGAGGCATTAGATGCATACAAGGAAGTTCTTGCTAATACTTTATATGATGAGATTATGGATAAAACATCTACAGAGGAACAGGGATCAGAAGAATGAAACTAATCACCGAGGGAAATTTTGAATCTGTTCAGGTTCTAGTTGAAGAATCTGGCGGTAAAAAGAATCTCTACATTGAAGGGGTATTTTTGCAATCCGAAATTAAGAATCGTAACGGAAGAATTTATCCGTTAGAAATTCTTGAAAAGGAAGTAAATCGTTACAATGAAGAGTATGTTATTTCTGGTAGAGCTCTCGGTGAGTTGGGTCATCCAGATGGTCCCACAGTCAATCTAGATAGAGTATCACACAAGATCACATCGCTTAGAAAAGAAGGAACAAACTTCATTGGAAAAGCAAGAGTACTTGATACTCCTATGGGCAAGATTGCTAAGTCTCTCCTAGATGAAGGAGTTAGACTTGGAGTATCTTCTAGAGGTATGGGATCTCTTGAAGAAAAGAATGGTGCTAACTATGTTCGTGATGATTTTATGCTCGCCACTGCTGCTGACATTGTAGCAGATCCCTCTGCTCCAGACGCATTTGTGAATGGAATTATGGAAGGAAAGGAGTGGGTATGGGAAGGTGGAATCTTGAGAGAACGTCAAATTTCGTCCCTCAAAAACAGCATTGATAACTCCGCAAAACACGCATTGGAAGAAAACATTGTCCGTGCGTTTGAGAGATTTGTTTCA